GGCGTGGTCGGCTTCCTCGTCGGGGACGACCTCGCCCTCGACCACGTCCTCGTCTTGCCCCTCGGGCCCGGTGGGCTGCGGCTCAGCAATCGCCTTCGCCCTGCGGGTCAGGTACTGGCCGAGCTCGCTGATCTCACCGGTGTCGGCGGCCAGTACCGGGGCCTCCATCAGGCGCCCCGTCTTGGCCAGCCCCCACAGCTCGGAGATGCGCTCCTTGCCGGTGGCCTTCTCCGCCTGGTCTGCGATCTCCTGCGCCGGCTTGTGCGGTTCGACCCGCGGGGCCTCCGCGGTCTGCTGTGGCGCGGTGACGGGGGTGGCCCACGGATCAGCCTCGCCCTGCTGGACGCTGCGAAGGTGCCGCTCCTCCGGGGCCGGGTTGTCGGCCTGAGCCATCTCCTCGGCCGTGTACACCCCGGCCAGGTCGTGCGGGAAGGCCTTCCGCAGCGCGAGCGCCTCCGCGCACTTCGCGAGCTGGCCAGCGGGCATCTTGCCCCACAGGCCGATCGACTTGTTCTCCTTGCCGGTCTGCACGTACTCGCGGAACAGCGCCACTGCGGGGAACCGCTGGCCGTTCCGAATCACCGTGACCTTCACGCCGGAGGGCGGCGTCTCGGACAGCCACACGTCCCGCCACTGGCCGTCCTTGTCGCACCAGAGGGTGTCCTCGTAGCCGAGGTCGGCGTTCTGCTCGGCGACGACGCGGTGAGCGATGACTCGGTAGCCGTCGATGCTGGTCTGCGGCGTGTACACCTTGCGCTGCTGCCGACTGTCCCAACGGCCGATGAGGTAGATCTGCCGGGAGAACGGGTCGAGGCGAGTGCGCTGGCAGAGGTGGAGGAACGCGGACAGTTCCGCGGCGGTCACCTGGTTGTCGATGCCGGACTGCTGGAGTACTGCCTGCTGCGCGCGAGTCCAGTCAGTCTGGTCGGGGCGGATGGCGAGTGCGCCGCCTGCCTGGACGAGGTCGGTGCTCATTGGTGGTGCTCCTGTTCGCTTCTGAGGTGCGCGTTCTGCGTGAAATGGGTGTGCTGAAGGCGGGCCGCCGCCTGTTGGCTGGGGGGTTGCCGCGAGGCGGCGGCCCTGGATGCCGTGGAGCGCGAGGGGGGCGCGCACCGCGGCGGTATGGGAGGTGTTGGTCAGTCGGCGTCGGCGAGGACGGCGATCCGGTTGTGGGCTTCGTTGAAGACCTCGGTGTCGAGGCCCATCCACGGCACGGTGTGCGACATCGCGACGAGGATGTCCGCGGCGTTGAACCCGTCCGCCTTCGCCGCGGCTGCCGCTTCCTCGACGTCCGCGTCCGTGTAGGTGCCGTTGCCGCTGACGTCGCCCGGCATGTAGTTGCTGCCGGGCTCGTCGCACCACGCATAGCTGAGCTTCGCGTACAGGTCGCGGGCCACCTTGTCGGTGATGGCTTCCTTGAGGTCCGCGGTGTCCTGCGTCCAGTCGATGCCGGACTCGACGAGGATCTGCACGCCCTTGAAGGCGTTCTCGCGGGTCATCGACTCGGCGATGGCGAGGCCTTCGTGGTGGCCGATCCGCCAGCGGGCCGGATTGTTCAGCGACTGGATGGTGGGCATCCGGAAGACGACCAGGCCGGGCGCTGCTTGCACGGCGCCGGACACGGTGTGCTTCTGCTGGCCGTGGACGATCATCGTGTAGTCGGTGGTCTCACCGATCATCGGGTTCCTCCGTGGGATGCTTGGTGTCGGATCCCCGGGCGTCTCTAGCGCTCGGGGTTTCTTCTTGGGCCGCCGGGCCTGCCAGCCGGTGTCATCTGGCGGCCCGGCGAGTCAGGTGGTGGCGGGCAGCGCGTACACGGGCCAGACGGCCGGCTGCGGGCGGTCGAGGACCGGCATCTGCTGCGTCTCGTCGTTCGCGGTCGAGCGGTGCGGTACCGGGGAGACGTAGGGCAGGACGACGACCGGCGCGAACGGGCGGACCATGGCGCTCGGCACCTCGCGGATGCGGGGCCGGGCGTTGATGACGGCCTGCCGGAGCCGCTCCTGTTCGGCCTTCGCGCGGATCGTCGCGTGCCGCAGACCCTCGTTCGCCTTCAGCAGCCGGCCGTTCTCCTCCTCGGCTACGGCAGCACGCAGGGAGTAGCGGCTGGCCGAGAGGATGGTGCCGGTGAGCTCGCAGACGAGTTCCTCGTTGCGGGCGATCAACGCCTGGTTGTCGGCTTCCACCTGGGCGAGGCGGGCTTCGAGTTCGCGGTAGGCGGCCGTGTGCTTGCCGGGTGCGGTGGTGGTGAGGCTCATGCCGCCACCTCCCGCAGGCTGGCCGCGGTGTCGCGGAGCAGCTTGGCGGCTTCCCGCTTGCCGTGGCCGCGGGCGTCGTTCCACGAGACGATCGCCGCTTCCGGGATGCGGTCGAGGATCGCCTGCTCGGCAGCCCAGACCCGAAGGTCGCGGCCGGTGTACACGGGGACGCCGTGCGCGGCGATGTTGAGCGCGCCGACGATGTCGACCCGACAGCTGGCCGGCTTGGTGCCGCCCGCGGCCTGCTTGTGGTCGTACAGGTCGCGCTTGCAGTGCCCGTTGGTGTCGATGACGTCAGCCGCCTTGCCGAGGAGGTCGGCTATCTCGGCGTCGGTGGGGGTGGTCAGGGTGGTCACAGCTCGTCCTCTTCCTGCACGGCGCGGCGGAGGGAGCGCCAGGCGGCGCGGCGGGACATGTCGGTCTCGGTGCGGGCCCGGTCGTCGATCCACGCGAGCCGGTCGGGTACGGGCCGCGCCGGGACGGCCTGGGAGAGGTAGCGGACTTCGCGGACGACGATCAGCAGCCAGATGCAGCCGATGACCGCGACGGCGATCCAGATAGCGGTGCTCACGAGGCGTCCTCGCTGACTTCAAGGCCGAGGTCGGCGGCGATGTCGCGGAGGTTCGGCGCGCTGCCGTCTGCGTTGAGTAGCGGGCGACCGGTGAGAAGCGCCTGCATCAGGGCGTCGCGGCGGGCGATGCGGTCATCGTCAGGCTGGATGTAGATCGGGTCTTCGCGGTCGAACCAGCGGATCGATGTCTCAGGCACGGCCGCCTCCTTTCAGGCGCTGGTTCAGGTCGATGGCCACGGCGACCTCGGCTTCGAGGAGGAGCGCGCGGTCGGTGAGCTGGCTGTTGAGCCAGGCGACGAGGTGGTTGAACAGGCCCGCGATCGGCGACAGGCGCGACGGGACCGGGGCGGTCACGAGGCGGCCTTCGCAGCGTCGAGGGTCTGCTGGCTCGTCTTGGCCTTCACGTGCGGGCAGCGGGCCGCGAGGTCGACCTCGGCGCGGTAGCGGGGCCAGGACATGAGCTCCAGCCGGTAGCCCTGCCGCTGGTACTTGTCGCGGTCGCGCTTCAGCGGGTACTGCTCGCGCCAGGCCTGCTGCTCGGTCGCAAACGCTTCGTCGCCGAAGGCTGCGGTGAGAGCTCCGCACGGGCAGCCGCACGGCGCCCACGTGATCCATACGCACTTCGTCAGGGCATGCAGACCACCGTCGATCTGGACCATCAGCTCGGCCATCACGCCGCCTCCTTGCTGATGCGGTCGGTGAGCGTGTTGGCAGCGGCGCTCCAGGTCTGGGGGTGATCCCAGTTCGCGCCCGGGTAGGCGCCCTGCAGTAGTGCGGTGATCTGCCTGGACCCGCCAGCCGGGAACTTGACGATCTGCCCGTCGGCAGTGAGGGCGCGGGCGACAACGTGGCGGACACCAGTGCCGGTGGTGTCAGTCCAAAGCGGGGTGACCAGGACGGTGACTGCGCCGGGTGCGATCGCGCGGACACGCCACGACAGCTGCTTCAGATGCCTACGCCGGCGAGACGCTGACGCCCGGCGCGGGTGCAACGGGTGCGCTTCCCGGTCGGCGGTCCGGCGGGCCCGCTGCATCTCCAGCAGTTCGCCGCGCACGCCCTTCGACCACACGCCCATGTTCGGGCCGTAGACGGTGGCGAAGTCGGTGTCGAGTTGGACGAGGGCCTGCTCGACCTCATCGGCCAGCGGGCGAGGCTCCAGGGCGGTCGCCATCACGCCGCCTCCTTCGCGGCCTGCTCCAGCGCGGCGATGACGTCGTCGGCGGTGCGTTCGGCGGCGTCGTTCCAGCCGGTCAGCCGCAGCACGGGCGGTTCGCCGTGGAAGCTGTACAGGTGAAAGTCCTCGATGCGGGCGTTCAGGCGCGCGACGACCGCTTCGAACTCGGCGCGCCCGTCTTCTCCTTCGCGGGGAGGGACCGGGTCGCCGAAGATGACGACCGACAGGGCGCCGGCCGCACACACCGGGTACTCGCTGCGGCTCTTCTCGATGCCGACCCCGCTCTCGGGGACGCTGTAGAAGTCGCCCTTGGCGTGGCCGTTTGTGCGGACGACGTCCGCGGCCGTCAGGTAGACGGCGTTCAGGTCGGTGCTCACGAGGCGCCTCCGGGCGTCCAGTTGGGGTAGTCGTCGCTGCAGGAGCAGGCCTCGGGGTGCTCGCAGGCCAGCTGTGCGAATGCGGCGTCGGCGGTGTCGACCTGGTGGGACTGCTCGGCGAGGAGGAGTCGCAGTCGCTCGGCTGCCGCGTCCTGCCGCTGCCGTTCGACGAGGGCCGCCATCCGGTCCCGCAGCGTCGGCAGCGGCACGTCCAGGTCGGAGATCGGGCGCGGGGTCGTCGTCATCGGACGGCCCCCTTGTCGGTGAGGCCGGGCGTCGACGGGTTCCTCGCGCCTTCCAGCAGCGCCTCGGTGACCAGCTCGTCCACCAGGTCGACTGCCTTGGCCGCGGCCGTCTCCGGCATGTAGGGGCGGACCGTGGCGATCAGCTCGTGGCGCAGCTGGTGCCAGCGGGGGGTGGTGGCGGGTGCCGGGCCGGCAGGCATCGGCAGGGCGCCCATGACTTCCACAGCCGTGGCCAGGTCGGTGATCGGCTCGGCCTCGGCCGTATCGAGGGCGTTCTGGCAGTCCGGGCAGAGGCCGGTGATGCGCCACTCCGCTTCGTAGCCGCCGGCTTCCTCTTCGTCCCAGAAGACGCGGGTCGTGCCGTCCTCTGCGATGAGCGGCTTGCCGCAGCCGATCGGAGCCTTCAGGCACCGGTCCTCGCGGACCGCGTCCGCGGGCAGGTCGCCACCGGAGATCGCGGCCAGGAAACTGGGGATGCTCATGCCGCGTCTCCGATCCGGACGATGAGCCCCGGGTTGAACGCGGCGAGCACCTTGTTGGCGGCGGCCACGGTGACCCGGGCTGTCTCCAACTCGCCTGCACGCAGCGGTCCACGGCGCTCCGTCACCTGCAACGCCGCGAACACGGCCTCGTCCTGCGCGTCCATCACATGGCGCGGGACCTGCTTGCCGATCAGGCCGTCGATCGCGGCCGGGCGGGGAAGCCTCGGGAGATTCATCGTGATCACGACGCCTCCCCGAGTCGCTGCTGAGAGGGGTAGCGGTCGGCGTAGAACTCGTCCCAGACCTTGTCGAACATCGGGCGGTCCGCCTCGGTGTACGACTTCACGGCCCGCTCGCGGCCGTCGACCAGGCCGATCGAGTCCTTCGGCTTCTCGCCGTTGTGCTTCATCTGGTAGGCCAGCGACACGCGCCGGCCGAATGAGGACCGGACGGACTTGGACTCGCCCCGCGACAGACCGCGGTCCTTCAGGTACGTCTCGACGAGCAGCGCGCGGTCCTCGGGCGCGATCTGCGCGATCTCGCCAGACGCCTCCGCATAGTGGTGCAGCTGCCGCGAGCGCTTCCACTTCGGGTCGACGCTCTCGTCCATCGCCGCGATCAGCTGAACCAGGCCGAGTGCGCGGCGGATGCGGCGCTCCTCGATCTGCTGCTCCAGCGCGTCCAACTGCTCATCGGTGGCGCGCTCGTTGATGGCGCCGCCCTGCGTCCAGTACGCCTCGATCGCGTCCGCGGTCTCGTTTTGGAAGGCGACCAGCGTCGGGCGGATCTCCTCCTTGACCCGGTGCTCGTTGACCGTGGCCAGCAGCATCAGGAACGTGCGGACCGGCGCGAGCGAATGGGTGCGCGCTTGGGTGTCCCCGGGGAGCTGCATGGTGCTCTGCACCACGGAGGCCCACGACCGGGTCTTCAGCTTCGCGTGCTGGTTCTTCCAGTCGAGGCCGAGCGCTTCCACGGCCGGGCGAAGGATGACGTGCGGCTGGCCGTCGACCAGCGTGGTGTGGATGGAGCCGGCGGACAGGTCGAGTTTTACGGCCTCGCGCGTCTCGGGTGATGATGTGGACAAGGTCCACTCCTGTTCTCTCTCAGATTCCGTGGGTGGATCGCGCGGCGTGAGCCGCGGTGGCCCCGGCTGTCGGTGTGCGAACCGGCGGTTGGGGCCGCGGCCGTACTAGGCGGCGGCGCGGGCCGGCCTACGGCGGGAGCGGTGCGCTACGACCGGCCCGATGCGGCTGGCCTCGTAGTACGCGGCGATGTCGGCGTCGCTGACGCGGATGACGCCGCCCTTCTTCTCCTGGCTGTAGCCGAGTCGGCCGTCAGCGAGGAGGCGTCGCACGGTGCGAACGCTGCACTTGAGGATCGAGGCGACTTCGCGCAGGTCGTAGTAACGCGGGCCGTCGATGTCCACCGTGGTGGGGGCCGTGGGGGACTGCGTGGTGTTCACTTCACTTCCCTTCAGGGGGGTCCGGGTGGGGGGCGAGGAGTTCGGTCTGGTGTGCGTCCAGGGCGGCTCTGAGGGCCTGGTAGTGGCCAGGTCTCATGCGGGTGCGGGCTCCGCGCTCCAGCTTTCGGAGGTAGTTCGCGGTGATGCCGACGAGGTCGGCGAGCTGCTGGACTTCCATCCCCGCTTGCATGCGTTTGGTGCAGATAGCCGTCCCGTCCACTTGGAAAGTGGTTGGGGTTTGTGCCATGCGTTGAAGTTACCCCTAGATGACCCCGACGTCTAGCCATAGATGGCCCTGGGTTGCCACTAGTTGTCACCTGTGAGCCTCAGATAGCCTGTGAGCTGGGCAAACGCAGGGTCTCTTTTGGGCCTAAGTCGCCCCTAGTCCTGGCTGGTCCCCGCCAGTCCTGCCAAGATGACCCCATGCCATCCCCTACCGAGCACGACCTTGAGAGGCTGGCGCGGGCAGCCCGACGTCGCCGCGCCGACCTCGGCATCGCCCTGAACGACGCCAACGCCAAGGAGGCCGGCGTCTCCAAAGGCACGTGGCAGCGAGTCGAGAAGGGCCTCCCCATCCGGGAGACGAACTACCGCAAGATCGACGGTCTGCTGCAGTGGGCCCGCGGCAGCTGCCTCAAGGTGGCCGAGGGTGGTGAGCCCATCTCTGTGAGCGACATGAAGGACGCCGACGCTGCGGACGTCCAAAAGTCGCCGCTGCCGCGGGAGGTCATCAGCGAGGAAGCCCGGAATGTTGTCCAGCTGGCGCTCATCGCGACGGCAAAGGGGACGACGGTCGAGGAGATCCGGGAGATGAGCGAGCGCGTTGTGCGGGATCTGCGCGAACGCGGGCTGATCTGATCGAAGTTGACGTCAATTGGCGTACAACCATTTGCTTTTACCTATCCTTTAGCGTCACTCCTCGTATCACTTCAGTCCCAGTCAGTCCCAACAGGGCTCAAACGTGGCACAGTCGTTACACGTCCTTCGGGGCTTCCCTACAGGCGACGTAAGGGGGAGCCATGCAGCAAAGCGACGCGCTCATAGTCGACTACGGGCCAAGGTTCGATGGAACGGCGGTCCGCACCGATGACGGGATCGTTTGTGTCGTGCCGGTCCAGATCCAGGAGAGGCCGCAAGCCCAGGCCTCGATGCGGGAATTGGTGAGGGACCTCGGTGGTGAATGCGGTCACTGCCCGCGCTGTCCTTTGGGGCAGGCGGGCTGAGATCATGGCGACGCGGAGGCGAGGCGGTAGGGGTACACGCCGAGCCTCCGCGCCACCGGCAGCGAAGGGGGCGACATGGCCAGACGCGCGCAGGACGTCTACACGGAGTGGCGCGGCGGCACCTGCCGCGTGAAGTGGTGGACGGGCGACTATCACCCCAGTGGTCGTAAGCGTTTCGAGTCCGAGGGCGGCTTCACCGACGAGGACGAGGCCTACGAGCACGGCCTCGAGAAGATGTCGGAGATCAGGCGCGGAACCGGTATTTCAAACCGCGACAGTTCCACGCTCATGACCGACTGGATCGACGACTGGTTCGCCGCCACGGACCACGCCTACACGACGTACAAGAGCTACAAGGCCATCATCAACCAGCACATCCGGCCGTACTTCAAAGGCAAGACGGTCGGAGAGATCGACGTCATCGCCTACCGCGCCTTCCGGAAGCACATCCAGAAGAAGCTGCCAGCGGCGGGCAGCGCCCGCAACGTCATGACGGTGCTAGGTATGATCCTCGATGATGCGGTGCCGCGGCTCATCAAGACTTCCCCTGTCGAGCGCAAGCGGCAGCGTGGGCGGTACGTGAAGCGCACCACGCGCGAACGCAAGCGCGACATGGATATTGCCGCCATCGACCAGCTGGCGCGCAACGCGGAAGTCGTCTTCGGCTACCCCGGCTACGTCATGATCTGGACGATGGCAATGACGGGGATGCGCCCCGGCGAACTGTTCGGCCTTCGCCGCGAGTACTGCTACCCCAACTGGCCTGCCAGCGACCCGCGCCCGGACGAAGATGAGGAGGAGCGATACGAAGAAGACGCGCTCCGCTACGGCAAGGGTGAGGGCATCCTGCCGGCGATCCGCGTCCAGCAGCAGGTGCAGCAGGAGAAGGGCACCCTGGCTGAGGTGCCGCCCAAGTACTACTCCTACCGCACGCTGGTGGTTCCCCCGTTCCTTGCGGACATGCTGGAGAAGCTGCTCGCCTCGCACGACAACAAGTGGGTGTTCCCGGCGATCGCGGGTGGTTGTCTGGGGTCGGCCGCGTTCTCCGTCGACTACTGGCCCCACATCTCCAAGGGGGCCGACGAGCGGAAGAAGGCGCCCGGGAGCAGGAACCCGCGGCCGGCGATTCCCGCTGTGCCCGACTACGCCGACAAGCGCATGTACCTGATCCGGCACGGTCACAAGGCCTGGCTCGACGAGGACTTCGAGCACAGCAGGTTCGCTGTGGAGTCTCGGATGGGGCACGAGCTGCCTGGTGTCGAGGCCGTCTACAGCAGCGTGACGGTTCCGATGGAGCGTGCCATCATGAAGACGTTGCAGGAGCGTTGGGAGAGGTTCCAGGAGACCCGGGACGGGTCTTGAGGCCCGACCGGTTTCCCACTCGTTTCCCACTCGGTGGTTGTGCGTAAGCTCCGCCGCAGGTCAGAGTCCCTGCTAGTCCCCTCGACACCTCTTCATAGATTTTTCCTGCAGAACAACTGAGGCTTCCGTGCTGGGATTCGGCTGCCTGGGGCGATGATTGGCTCATGCGGGGTGACCTGCGGTTTCCTGCCTGAGTGGTGGCCACCTCTTGCCACGTAAAGCCACGTGTGGCCATGCTCGTTTCCCACTTGTTTCCCAGTGGCAGACTGTCCCCGGGACGAGTGCTTTAAAGCGCCGGGCCCGGCTCCCCCCGGGAGCGCCCTTCGGGGCGATGGTGGGAGCCGGGCCCGGCTTTTTCTTTCAACGAGTGTCCCGTACACCGATAACGGCCCACGGCTCACTCGTTCGCACGGGTACCCGGCAACTACTCCCCGGCACCCGTACTGGTCCACCTCCCAGCCGGGGGTACACGGCCAGTCGGCGGTCCACTCGGCGCCGCGGCGTTCAGGTCTCCGCGGCGCCGAAGCATTAATTTATAGAACATGCGTTCGACGTCTGACACTACCCGCAACCCTTCGGCATATGCCAGTGCGTCGCAGGGCCGCCCAGGGCGGACACCCACCTGTTCTACGGCGGGATGCTGACGGTCCGTCGCACGGAAACCAATCTTTCTCGGCTGGCGACCATTTGGGTACTGACACAAGATCACTAACACCGAAGCGTGTCCCGGGTGCCAGCCCGCCGCAATCCCCGACCCGACTGGGTCCTCGACCGCCGAAGAGCCCTCGGCCACCGCATCGCCGATCTGCGGCGGCAGGCGGAGTTATCGCAGGAGCAGCTCGCCCACCTCGCCGGCTTGGAGCGGAGGTCGATCCAGCGCTACGAGAACGCGGTGCGGGACCCGCAGTATTCGGATCTGCTGCTCATTGCTCACGCCCTGCGGGTGCACGTCACTGACCTCTTCCACGGCTAGGGAGACGCCCGGAAGGAGTTGTTCCGTTGCGACTTGAGTCCGAGTCAACAGCACGGCAGGTCGTAAGGGAAGTGTGAAGGTTGCATATATCTGCGCGCATCTTGTGCACCCCGCACGTTTCCGTAACCGCAGGTCAAGCCGTGGCCAGCGCTTACCTTGACGGCAACGCCAGCACCCGTTTAATGCCTGTCGGGCAAGATCCCGTCACGCCTCTTCGGACAGCCGCCGGTACGCCTCATCCCCCTGCGCCCGGTAGGCGTTCCACAGCCGCTCGGAGTCTTTGCACCGCCCGCGGTCGAGGTCCCGGCAGACGTCGCAGTTCGTGGTGTGGGTGACGTAGCGGCTGTAGGCCTGCTGAAGCGGGGAGAGGTTTCCGGCGACCGAGGTTATGACCGGCGGGCGGGTTACGGGCGGGGGTGGGGGTTCTCTACGCTCGTCCACGTCGACGGCTCCAGTTCGTCGGCACTGCCCCTGGGGTGCGCTGCCTGCACCTCGGGGGCTCTTGCAATTGCAGGCTACCGCCGTGGGATAGGTGGTATAGGCCGTATAGGTCGACTGGTCTCGCGTGTCGGGGTAGGTCCACCTACCGTCCGGATCATGAAGTGGGAGCCGGAGATTCCGAGGTGGCGGCAGGTGTACGCCGTGATGTCGGAGCGGATCGTCGAGGGCGTCTACGAGCCCGGCGGCAGGCTCCCCTCGGGGATGGCGATTTGCGACGAGTTCGGGATCAGCCCGGTGACCGCGAAGCGCGTGTTGACGGAGCTCCGGAAGGCGGGGCTCGCTTACATGCAGCCGGGCATCGGGACGTTCGTCACCGAGCTGCCGCAGCCGCCAGCCGAGGGATGACCGCTGTCATACCCGACGGCTACGCTTTGATCTATGCCTCCCACTCCCCCGCCCTGCGGCCCCGTGCGGCCTGCCGACGTGGTGAACGAGGAGATCCGCGCCCTGGTCGCACAGGCTGGCGGCTGGCTGTACGGGGAGACGCGGCGACGGTACGAGGTGCTCGTCGCAGAGTGGACGGTCGCCACGGCAGTGGAGCGGCTGCGCGGGGACGTCGTGAAGGCCGCCTAGGATCTCCCGGTGGCATCTATCGAATTTCCCGACGATCTGATCGCGCTGGCCCGCACCTCCTGGGCCGAGATCCAGCGCGGCGAGCTGACCCTGGAGACGGCGCGCGCCGTACACGAGGCGGTCACCGCGTTCGCCGAGCAGGCCGGGCTGCGGCGGATGGACGTCGAGCTCGGGCTCAAGACACTCGTGCGGTACGAGACAGCGGCCTAGTTCTCCAGCCAGGCCGGGTTGAAGTCCGAGTGGTCGCGGAACGGGTGAGCGAGCAGCAGGAGGGTCTCCTCGGCAGCACTCAGTCCGCCGTAGTGGTCAACCTCCGAGTCGCCCTTTGCCGCGGCGAGCATCCCAGCCGCGAGGTCCACGATCCGCCGCTTGGCTTCGATGTCGGCGAGGACGCGGGTGGGGACGCCGCAGTCGCAGGTCCCGGTCTCGCGGTCGGGGTAGAGAACCTGGGGGACGGCTTCGCAGTCCTTGTGGTGCCACTGTTCCCAGATGTCCTGTTGCCGTGCCGCTTCCTCGTCGAACCGCGCCCGCAGGAACTGCACCAGGTCGTTGCTCACGGGTCCTCCAAGTCGAGCGCCCCGCCTCGGGCATCACTCCGAGACGGGGCGGGCGCGTGCAGCCAGCATGCGCGGATACGTGCGATCAGCCTATCGGCGGCCACTGACAACGAGGCGCCCCTCGTCGACGGGGATGGCGACGAGGGGCGGTATCAGTCTGGCAGGCCGTCCGCCTCGTCGGGCCAGGACGCGAGGACCAGCTGCTCCTCGTCGTCGACGAGGGTGATGCGGACGCCGGGCAGGCTGCCGCGCTCACCGATCCAGACCTTGAACTGGTCGCGCGCAGTCTTCTCCCTAGACCACCAGCCCTGCATCGCCGGGCGGCCGTCGAGGGTCAGGGTGAGGTGATAGCGCTGGTCGTCCATCACGCCAGCCGGATCCCGCGGCGCCGGCCGCGCTCGCGGCGGATCGCGCCCTTCGTCTCCAGTTCGCCCAGCTGGTAGTGGACGGAGGCGCGGCTGCGCATGCCGACCTGGTCGCCGATCTCCTGCACGGTCGGAGCCTCGCCGCGGTCGGCGATGGCTTGGCGGATGCAGCGGAGGATGCGCTCCTGGGTGTCGGTGAGGTGCTCGACCTTGTAGTGGCCCATGAACCGATTAGAGCGCGTGTTCGAATTTTGGGGCAAGTCGAGAGGCTAAGCTGACGCGGCGATGCCCCCGTCACTTTCCCTGGCGGGGGCATCGCGCTGTGCGGCTACAGCTTCGTCCACCACTCCGGGCCGAAGATCTCGACGAGCCGATCGGCTGCCTTGGTGAGCCCGCCCCGGCGCAGCATGGCATCGGTCCGCTGGGGATCCCGGAAGTAGCCGTAGATCATATTGTCGAAGACGACGGCCGCCTCATCCTGAGCAACG